GTCGGGGACCTTCTCGTCCGTCTCGAGGACCATGTCAGGCCGGGCCGAGTTGCTCCAGAACGCGGTGGCTGCGGTGTCGAGCTGCCGGGCGAGGTTGATACTCGTCGCGTTCATCTCGGCAGGGGCGTGGCCGACGATGCCGTTGTCCGAGATCCACCGCCAGTGGAGGACGCGATCAGTGAGCGGCTCCCAGACCCCGCGGTCGTTCCAGAACTTGTAGGTCAGCGAGTAGTCGGCGGCGGACTGCTCGACCTTCACGCGTGAAGGGTGGAGCGGGATCAGTTGCGTCATCCATCCACGCTCGCCAGAGACCACGCGGGCGTAGCCGTTGCCGTGGAGGGCGGTCCAGTAGGCCTGGAGGGTGTAGAAGTCCCAGGCCGACTGCCAGTTGTTCGGCCGCTTGCGGAGCGTGTAGGCGGCGGGGATGTCGGCCTTCTGCTTCCGGCCGTCCGGCATCTCCTGCATGATCTGCATCGGGCAGATGCCGACGGCCTGGGCGATCCAGCGGACGACTCCGAAGATGCTCGAGATCCTGACCGCGGTCTCGGGCCCGACGGCCGACGGCAGGATGTCGCCCCACATGCCGGGGACCGGGAGCGAGGTCCGCCGGAGTTGGATCACGCGCGGGGCCGCGGCGGCCTTTGCCGGAGTCCGGCGGCGGCTGCCGCGGCCTCCAGTGGTGGACGAGCGGCGATTCGTGGGGCTGGGCATGGCTGCCAGTTTCCCCCGCGATCACCCGGCAGAATCTCGGCTAGATCAGCCGGACCTTCCAGTCGTCGAGGTTCGCGGCCTCGCCTGTGTCCTCGTCGGTGGACGCCAGCGCGAGGGCATTCACGAGCGCCGCGATCCCGTCGATCTTCTCGTTCGACTTCGCCTTGTCCGGTTTGATCATTCCCGTGGGATCGGTGTAGACGCAAACATTGTTCGCGTTCCAGGCAGCCACGGGATTCGCTCCCGTGCGGAGTCGCTTCTCGACGACCAGGGCCTCGAGCAGTTTGCACGACGAGTTGAGATAGGCCGTCCGCTGCGGGATGTCGCGCGTCGTGATCCCCTCGCGTTGGAGCAGCGTCTCCAGGGCCCCGGCCTGCCACGGGTCGCAGCCCACGGCCTTGATCTCGTGAGTCTCGCCATATGCCACGATGTCGCGGGCCACCGATTCGTGATCGAGCCGGTGGCCGTCGGTCACCGTGACCCAGCCGTCGCGGATCCACGCGTCGTATGGGATCCCCTCGCGGACGCGATCTGCCACGGTCTCGCGTGGGACCCAGTAGCGCCACTCGACCGAATAGGACCCGTCCGATTCCTTGAACACGAACGCGGCCGCGGTCATGTCGAGGTTGCTCGCCAGGTCGACGCCGACCCAGCACGGGCGGCCGGCGAGCGGAGCGAGCGGGGCTGAGTTGCACTTCGCCCAGTCGTCGCCGTGGAACCAGCGAGCGTCGGCCTGTGCCCAGATTCCGAGCCGGTATCTGAGGAACGCCGTCATCTTCGTCGGGGCCGTGAGGGCGTCGGCGTAGTCGGCCGCGAAGTCCTTCTCGGTGATCGTGACGCCTATCGACGGGTTCGCCTCACGCCACACTTCCGGGTCGCCGTAGCCGCGAGGGTCGTCCGGCTTCGCCTCGTAGATCTTCCCAAAGAATGTCGGGTTCGCGGCTGGGTTTGCTTGGACCAGCCGGGCGTCCTCGTACCATCGAAAGCCAATCCCGTTCCGCGACTCGCCGGCCGTCGAGATCGCGACGACGAGCGGCTGGGATCTCGCGGCCCCGGCGTAGGTCAGGGCCTGGACGAGGTCCGGCTTCCTGTGAGCGTGTAGCTCGTCGATCACGACGGACGACGCGTCGATACCTTCAGCCCTCCACGAGTCGGCGGCGAGGCAGGTGTATCGGCTGGCCGTCGGCTTGTGGACGATGGTCGACCGCGAGTCGATCACCTCGAGGGCTCGCGTCAGCTCGGGGTTTGCCCTGACACTCGCGGCGACGGCACGGTATATGAGCCCGGCCTGGATTCGGTCCACTGCCGCTCCGTAGACCGCGGCCCCCGGCTCGCCGTCGGCCAGGAGGTGATACAGGACCAGGGCAGCCATCAGCGACGACTTCCCGTTCTTCTTACTGACGAAGATCGCGGCCCGGCGGTAGCGTCGCAGCCCGTCGTCGTCGACCCAGCCGTAGAGCGGTTCGATGATGTCGTGGATCTGCCACGGCATCAGCTTCATCGGCTTCCCGGCAAACTTCCGGCCGCTCGTCATCGTGACAAACTGCTGGACGAACTTCACGACCCGGTCGGCTCGCTCCTGCTCGAACGTGTAGCCGGCGACGTACTCCGGCCTCCGCTTCCAGGCCGGGCCGCGAGGCTTTCGCGGTGCGGCCGGCTTAGGCGCGGCCTTCGATGAACGCTTGGAGCGTGTCTCGGACTTCGCCACGGTTGACCTCCATTCCAGCCCGCGCCGAAGGCGTTAGGCCGTACTCCTGCTCGATCCGGAGCATCGACTGGGCCAGCTTGACGAACATCGTCGCGGCCGGCGTCGATTGCATGTACTTCACCTTCCCGTCCTTGTCGCGGATCACGAGTACGTCGAGACCGCGGCGGATCTGGTCGAGGTAGCGCACCCACTGCTCGTACATCGCACAGTAGCGGCCGATCGCTTCGGTGTCGGCCGTCGTGATCAGACCCATCGCCTCGAGCTGCGGGACGACCTCGTCCCACTTTTCGCGAGCCTTGCCGGTCACCCATGCCGGGGCGACGACGGCCCCGGCCGGCGGGACCGGCTCGTCGGCGTGTTTGCCTTCCTTCGACGGGTCGCCGCGAAGAAGGCGGAGCTTCGTCGGCTGTTTACGCGGTCCGCGTTTTCCCATGCGTCACCTCCTCGCGGGTCGCCTTCTTGCCGGTCAGTGTCTCCCACCGCTTCACGATCACATCGCAATACTGCGGGCTGATCTCCATGCCGTAGCACTTGCGGCCCAGTTGCTCGGCGGCGATCAGCGTGGTGCCGGAGCCGCAGAATGGGTCGTACACAATCTCGCCTTGCCGCGATCCGTCCGTAACGGCCTGCGCCCAAAGGGCGACCGGCTTCATTGTGGGATGTTCGCGGTTAGCCTTGGGCCGGTCGTACTCCCAAAGCGTGGTCCGCGTGCGGTCAGAGTTTTTGTGGCGGTCGCCTGGAATCCACCCAAACAGGATCGGCTCGTGCTGGTAGTGGTACTCGCTGTGCCCAAGCACCATCGAGTCCTTGGCCCAAACCATGATCTGCCGCAGGATGCCTCGCCGCTTCCAATCGTCGGCAAAAAGAATATGCAACGGTCCCGCCGGGACCGTTGCATACCAGTAGGCACCGGCACGACAGCTTGCCTCGGCATTGTCAAAAGCCGCTACAACGAGTGCTGTCAGGTCTTCCTCGTCAAGCTCGTCGTTTTCGACCTTCAGGGCATCCTTCGTCTTGCCGACGTAGGAGACGCCGTAGGGCGGGTCGCTGAGAACCATGTCAGCCTGCCCCCCCCCCATAAGTTTCCCAACCTGCGCCGCGTCGGTTGAGTCGCCGCAGAGCAGGCGATGCTCTCCAAGAATCCACAGGTCGCCCGGCTTCGTGATCGGATCGACCGGCGGCTCGGGGATCTCGTCCTCGACGATTTCTTTCGCGTTGTCCTTGTAGAGGTCCGCCGCGTCGGCCAGGTCGGAATACATCTGCTGCAGCCCCTCGCTGCCGGTGTCTACTTCGCGGAGCAGTGAGTCGAGGGCCGCGGCGTTTGTCTCGGCCAGGGCCGCGAGCGGGTCGAGCGACAGGAGCAGCTTGTCGGCCTCGGCCTCGTCGATGTCCAGGACTAGGACCGGGACCTCCTGATCGGGCGTCGTCTCGGCCCGGAGGTGGCCGTCGACCAGCATCAGCGACCCGTCGGGCAGCTCGCGGGCGAGCAGGGCGTCGGCGTATCCGACCTCGGCCAGTATCCCGCGAAGGGCGTCGGCCTGGGCCTTCGGGTGGGTTCGCCAGTTTTTCGGGTTCGGCGTCAGGTCGCCGGCCCTGACGCGGCGTAGCTCGCGGACGCGGTCTCGGATCTGCATTATGGGCCTCCAGGCCCTTACGGTACGGGAGTGGTGGTCCGGATCAATCTGGCCCCCTTATCGAAAACCTCCGGAAATACGCGCCGAGG